TCCATAAGCCAAAACCTTACACTAATAAATCTTACTTGTAAACTATTTTTTTACTAACAATTTACTAGAAAATACTTGACATGGTATTTTATATCATTAAGATAGCCAATGTAGTATTTAACTTTAGGAGAGATAAATGAAGATTTCAACAATGATTATCACAGTAGTAGCGTTCTATGCTTATGTAGCATTATGCCTATATATCATGGGTAAGATAGAAGGTGTAATATGAATAAATGGCTATGGCTATTCCTTTTTGTATTTTGGGGGTATATAATATGGCGAATGGTTTAGAACATATAGCAGATATTCTTAAACGATTGAATGACGAACTTAAACTAGATAACGATAAATGGGAGAGAGCAAATGAGTCAACAACAACATTACGACCAGGTAATGATGGAACAACATCAACAACAGGAGAGAGCAAAAATGAACTATAACGAACTACGTAAGATTAATGTATCAGACCACATTGAGAAAAAGAATGGTCTATCATATCTATCATGGGCTTGGGCTGTGGATACTCTTCTACAGCAAGACCCAACTGCTACATGGTCTTATGGTGAGCCTAAACAATTTGGTGAAACACTTATGGTGTTTTGCACAGTCCATGCGTTTGGCAAGTCTATGACAGCTCAGTTACCTGTGCTTAACTTTAGAAATCAAGCTATTCCTAACCCTGACGCTATGGCAGTAAATACAGCTATGCAGCGTTGTTTAGCTAAAGCTATTGCATTACATGGTATTGGTTTATATATCTATAGTGGTGAGGATATTCCAGAGTCAGAACAACCAGCTTTAAAAGCTGTATCTAGTAAGGACTTTCTATGATAGAGCAACGCACAGAAGAGTGGTTTCAGCAAAGACTAGGTAAGGTTACGGCATCCAGAATATCGGATGTCATAGCCAAGACTAAAACAGGTGTATCTACATCACGTCAAAACTATCTAATCCAACTTGTATCAGAACGTCTTACAGGCAAGAAAGGCGATAGTTTTGTAAACCAAGCTATGCTTGATGGAATTGAAAGAGAAGATTCCGCAAGAAAATTATACCAAAGTAAAACAAATTCTATAGTAACAGAGGTAGGATTCTTTGACCATCCTATTATCAAGAATAGTGGTGCTAGTCCAGATGGTGCTGTAAATGCAGAGGAAGAAGGTAAGTATGCAGGGCTTATAGAGATTAAATGCCCTATAGAAACTACCCATACAAATACGCTTATGAGCAAGTCAGTTCCTAGTAAATATATTCCACAGATACAATGGCAAATGGCTTCTGTAAGTCCTAATGTAAAATGGGTAGACTTTGTAAGCTATAATCCTAATTTTCCTGATACAATGCAAATCTTTGTAGCCAGGGTAGATAGGGATAATGACTATATTGCAGAGCTAGAAGCAGAAGTGATTAAGTTCCTAGATGAAGTAGAACAAACAATTATTAAACTAAAGGAGTAGTATATGGCAGATTTTATACCAAAACCAGGCAAAGCTAGTGCTTTTAAAGTGCCAGTAAAACAAGAAGATTGGCATGCAGATTTCACAGGAAAAGTAATTATTCCAGAAGATATTATTCCTGGTGCAACATATCATTTTGGATTAACTAAAAAGCAAAAATCAGATGGTGAAGTGTTTGTTGAATTTAGATTAGGTAATAAATTTACACCTAAAAATGAAGAACGTGCTAAACCTGCTGTTGAAGGTGCAGATGAGGATATTCCTTTCTAAAATACTATAATGGATATACATGTTTCAGAAGCAGATGTTCATTGTATTAGCTTGGCAATTTTTACAGAAGCAAATACACAACCACTTGAATCAAAATTGGGCGTACTTTTTACTATAATTAATAGAGTTAGGTCTGGTAAATTTGGTCGTGATGCGTGTGAGGTAATTTTTTCCAAAGGGCAATTCATTGGCATACAAGATATGATAAAAGTTAATGAAAAGAATATAGACCAAGAAACATTATTAAAGACTAAACTTTTAGTAGTAGACACATTGTTTTTTAAAAAGTATGCTAATCCTGTTGGTAATACTACATATTATTTCCATGATGATAGTATAGATATGCAATACATTTGGAATAAAAAGAAAGGAGTTCACATTGGCAAAATGATTTTTTATTAGGAATAAAATATGAAAAAAGAACCTGTAGCATGGCTTTATGAAGAGTTTGATGTTAAGTCTGGTGATCTTAAAAAGTCTTACTTATGGTCATTTCATCCTAATCAATTATCATATTTAAACGACCTAAAGAATACAACGCACCATATTAAAATAACACCTTTATATCCTGGTGAGCCTGTAGAAGAATACAAAGGCTTATCTAAGTATGATAGTAAGAAATTAGTGGAGGCTTATGGTGGACTCTAAACCACTTACACAAGAAGAAATAATTAAGATATACAAAGCAGCATTTGGTAATGGTAATGCAGTTTTAACGCTAGATAGAATATTTAAGTTTGCTAGATTATTAGAACAAGCTCATGGAGTAAAAGATGGCTAAAGGTAAAGTATATAGCGTATTATACGACAAAGAACAAGCATTAAAAATTATGGCTTATGTAAATAATAACCCTACAGCTCATAGAACAAAAATAGCTAAAGATTGTATTACAAACTTTCATAGATTAAAATACTTGGAAAAAAAAGGTCTTGTAAATTTACCTAAACCTTTATCTTATGGAGAACGAAATGGACTTAGCAGAAAAAGTAATTGAATATATTATATGGATGTTGATAATTGGTAGTATAATTGGCTTTTTTTATGGCACGTATGAGTTAATTGATTTATTTTTTATAAGGGGAAAGTTATGGTAGATATGGTAAATAGACCTCCACATTACTTAGTAGGTGGTATAGAGGCAATAGATGTGATTAAGAGTCGTTTAACAAAAGAAGAGTATATTGGGTATCTAAAAGGATGTAAGCTCAAGTATGACTTACGCTATCCGTTTAAAGATAATCCACAACAAGATTTAGAGAAGTCTGATTGGTATAAAAATAAGCTATTAGAAGCTACTAGAGATGAAGATGCTATTAACCCACCTGAAGTGGAAGCTATCTTAGAGAGATTTGATGATGAATAAGATATATTGGTTATTTATTATTGTGATGGCAGCATTAGCTATTTGGGGAACTGAAAAGGCTTTTAGTCAGACTACGACTATACTTGCACCAGATGGCTCTGTGACTATCTGTCAAGTAGGAAGTAATGGCATTATAATTTGTGTTTAATCATCTCTAGGTGTTAGTTCGCCATAGACTGATAACTCTTCACCACTAATTTCTATTAGGCTATCATCATCTAATGTAATGACTATTGTGCTATCACCATGTAGTGGTTCACAAGATACAATCACTCTTCCTATCATGTGATTACAAATGATTTCTACTTCTGACCGTTGCATAATTGTCCTAACAAATAACGTTATTCCAACGCCCATTCTCTTTTAACACCATAGGCATTAGTTTTGGTTGTCCATTAATAATAACCCCACATCCTACAATAAAACGACTCTTGAAGTTTTTAGCATAGTCAAACGCCATAGACTTTTGATGAATTAGGCATCCGACTTGCATACCCCAAATAAGAGAGTCTGGGTTACTGTAATAACCAATATTAAACTTAGTATGATAATGTCCTTGCACCGTATTCATACCATATTGTTGTGCTACTTTAAGAACGTCAGCAGATAAGCCATGCGTAAAGAAACAACGACTGCCATCACTCAAGGTAATAGTATGGTCATCTACCCATATCCACCCCTTACCTACGCCTAAAAACTCGTTGTAGTGCTTTAAATACGCCTTTGGCAAGCCATATTTTAATGCTCTACGATATACTAAAGAGCTATGGTTAGAGTGAACTAAAGTCATCTTAGGAAATATCTTTTCTAGTTCTTTTACGTGCTTCTTAGCTTGTTCTAATTCATGTCCAGGCGAATATAAGTCTGGATTATGTTCGTGCATAGAGATAGCGTGTTGGTCTAGTTCATCACCTATGTTGACGATATGGTCAAACTTGTATTTAGTCTTTAGTGCTTTTAAAAAAGCAAATGCGTCAGGATGATGATACGGAATGTGTAAGTCAGATATGACTAGAACTGATTTATATTTCAAGTAACTCTCCTAGTGTTGAGATACTTTATTATATATCAGATATAAAATTAGCATGAGAAATACGTATTTAAAATGCGTGATAGCACATAAGATGTCGCATATAAAATAATCTAGCATATCTTAATAGTTGCTGTTTTTGCTTTCTGTAACTTCTCAAAGAATTTCTTATAAGCTAATTTAGAATTACCTATAAAGTCTTTACCTGACCATGTTGTGCCAAGTAAGATACAACCATCAGTATCAGCAGATGTATTGCCTGAATGAATACGAACACCGGTAAAGTTGGGAACGTCTAGTATATGTGGCATATCTTGTTTAAAGCGTTGAGATGCGTCTATAATGAGTTTATATTCACCGGTAGGGATAGCAGTCTTACCTATGACTTTTGTGCCATTTCTAACCACGTCTTCTAGCGTGTAACATTCGTATATATTATCTATATACATTTTGCCTATTGTATAGGTGTCTTTAAACTCAAACCTTTTTACTTCAATTAACATTTTTGTCTATATAAGTTAAAGCCTGTGTGAGATATTGCATAGCATACATAAATACTATTGAAAATCCCATAGCTACAAATAATAGGCAGACCACTAATAATTTAAGTATGACTAGACCGATAAGATTAAGTATGTTTAAGACTATCATTTCTTTTTAATGTAAAATAAACTACGTTCCCCAAAGAGATAGAAACCTACAGCACTAGCAAAGTTATCTACTTCAGGCGTTGCAATGCCTTGTAGGTGCATGGTAGCCCATGTTGCTAACACTAATAAACCAATAACTGGTCGCATAAGTCTTACAATACCTTCTACCCATGGATATGATGGGTTACCACCACCAGCTTCATTCATGACTTTAAAGAACTCTAGGTCAATTTGTTTCATCTGAGCATATTGTTCTATCGTAGCAGGTTTGAATTGGTCAGGTGCTACAAAGCGATTGATAAGAGATTTACCTAAGTCTACTGCTAATGGTCCTAATGCTGCTAATATAGTAATTGGGTCTATGATATTCTCCTTATAGTTCTTTAGGGTCGTAGCCAAGTGTATTAGCTACTCTCTTTTGTAGTTTTAAAAATAAACCTTTGTGACTTGTGTATTTCTGTGTTTTAGGTGCTTCTAAATAGCATATCATGTGTATGATTTCATGACAGATAGTCTTAATAACAGTATCTAAATGCCCACACTTTGCAGTAGATATAGTGATAATATGTGGCTCACCTCGTTCTGGTGGCTCGTATTGTCCACAAATAGTATCGTCATGCACTACTACGAAGTCCACTTTACTTGCTGGTGGGAGTTTATATTCATCAAAGACAGGGAACTGTATTAGCGTGTCATATAAGTTTGCTATGTTATTCTCTGTAATAAATGTCATATAGTTGAACGTGGAGTAAATAATTGTGGGTTATATACTGCTGTAGAGTCTATTTCAGGAAAGTAAATTAATACTGCTGACATACCATTAACATCATCTTTACGCCAACATCCTTCATGGTTCGCTTTACCTTTTTCAGTAGCGTATGCAGCATAAGGATAGTTTCTTAAACCCATCTTTATAAAGATACATTCTTCTGTAGTAATTACGACTTCACCTACATCTGTTTTCATGGACATTTCTTTTGGTAGTTCTTTACTTTCTGCATAGTCATATAAAAATAACCATAGAATGACTAAAGTTACTGCCATCAGAAATTGTTTCATTTGGATAGTTGTGTCAACAAAAAGACAATGATGAAACCTGCTGTGCCTAAAAGTATTTGTTCTAAACGTTTAAGTCTTGCGTTAATTTGCTCATAACGTAACGCACATAATTCTT